GCTTTTTCCATAGCTTTTCTTGATATAGAAATTACAAAATCAGCAACCATTGCTTTTCCATAAGCCTCTGACATGTTCTCTAGCCCAACAATATCTGAATTTGCAGAATCACGATTAGCTTGAGATGCTGTCCATATTGGAACGCGTAGCTCCATCGCAAGATTTCGTAATTCTTCATAAATAAGCTTAAGTTCATGTCTCAAAGAATCATAAGATCTAGTAGAGCGCATAATATCAGCATAATCAACGATTATTACACTCGGTTTAAAATTTCTTAGAGCTAATTTCTCAATATGATTACGAAGGGTGTTAATAGAGGGATATCCAGTGGGATATTCCTTAATGATTAGTCTGCCAAGATCTGTATTTTCTTCGTAAAACTTCGTCACGTACTGCTTCTCATCAATTACATCTGATGCTGAAATGTCACAAAGATTTGCGTCATACCTAAGTCCAACAGCTTGTTCTGTCAACTCGAAAGAGTAGTGCAAAACATTTTTACCTCGGCGCATTGCATTCGCACCCATCGCAACGAGCCAGTGCGATTTTCCAACGCCAGTGTTCGCTGTAATGACACCAATCTCGCCCCTACCAAGACCACCATTTAAGACTTCTTTTGAGTCTAACTCTTTGATACCAGTGGGACATACACAACGATTAACCCTCAAAAAACGTGCTTCAATATCTTCGAAAAAGTCGTGTCCTACCGTATTTGCCATACCGATGGAGACGGCTCCCTTCATCAAAGTAACAACACTTTCAAATTTATCTGTCGAAATTAACTCTACAGACTTTTCTAGAGCCTCTTTGAAAGCTTGCCTTTTACAAAAATCTAAAGACTTTTCTTTAACATACGCTAAATCATTGGGGTTGGGGTTAGAACGCATTCGAATCAAATAATTCACAATTTGATCTCTGAGAATTACATCATCATCGGCCCCCAACGATTCCTTGATAATGCTGATCAGCAGACCTTGTGTTGGAAAGCACCTGTAATCTGTAAAATACGCGAAGTACTTTTCACATAAATACTGTAGATACCTTAATTCAAAGAAATCCGGGCGCATAACTTCGATCATTTGTGCTGCCCAAGCCGTATCAGACAACAAGCCCTGGAATATCTTTTCCTGAAAATTCTTGTTATATTTACTGAATTGTCCTGCTGGAAGATCTTCGATCAGGGAAGGTGTCGCTACAGCTGCCATCGTCATATTTTTAATTTCCTTCGTTAGTTGATCGCTTTAAGCGTCATAAAAAATTTATCATAATCAAAATTTCGAATACCCAGCTTTATTAGGCATCGAATAAACCCAAGTTTGTCTTTTTTTGGCTCATATAACTCTAAAATGTCATCTATTTTTTTTGCTTGAGTGGCTGACAAATTACCTATTCCCAAATACATAAGCTTCCAATTTTTTCTAATAGTCTCTTCAGAAGATATGATCCCATCATAAAGCTTCAACGGCTTTTGTTCCTGAAGAACACGACATCTTGTAAGTATATCGTCAACACTCACAGGTAACGAGCTTGATAGCTCTGGAAAACGTTTTGACATACTTTTAAACCCTGCTCCAGGGGCACCTTTTAAACCGTCAGAGCCGTCACCAATAAAGCATCTTGTTACACAAAAATTTTCAGGATGGATGCCAAACTTTGTGACAACTGACTTCGGAGAATACTCCATCTTGCTCGACGGTGACCATTGACTTACTCTCTCAGACAAGAGCTGGTATAAATCTTTATCTGATGATACGATCACACAACGCTTATCTCTAAAAGTTGCATTTACTAACCGAGCGATAACGTCGTCACCCTCACAGTCGGAAACGTAAATCTGACATGCTGATGTGAATCTAAGCAGCTTAACCAATTTTGATAACTGATTATTTCTGTTAGACACAGTATCTGGAATGTCTTCAGAATAAAACCTATTCAATCTTTCTGGACGCCGAGAATTTTTGTACATGGGATCAATCTTCCGCCGGCGGGGAGAGCCCCCACCTTCCCATGTCACTATGACATCACCGGGATTATACCTTTCTAGTAAAAGCTGCATCCCTTTTAAGAAGCCTACAACCCCACCAACTGGATCACCATTATCACTAAGCGATGGATTGGCAGCAAAATGACGAAAAAAACAATTTAAGCCATCTATGATCAATATCGGACGGTTATGCATCTAAATCGGGTAAGTCTTCGAGATTCATCTCCATCGAAAGAGCTCTTACCTCTTCATAGGATTCAGTGTCTAAAAAAGCATACTCAGGATCCTCTAGTTTTCTGATCATACAAAGACCTAAAAGAGAATCAATATACTCACCGCACTCTGGATCTTTCCAAAGGTCGCCAAAATCGGCTTTATAAAACTTTTTCGTAACTAGAACCTCACCTGTCTTGGTATCGGTAACCTCGAGCGATTTCCAAGCAGATGTACCTTTTATGCTGATTTCTTTCCCGTCGCAAATTCCGGAACCGAATTTTCGTAATTCATCAAAAACTTGCTCATGCTCTATAATTCCCTTACCGAAATGAATCTCAAAATTACATTCTCGAAATGGAGGAGCGACCTTATTTTTAATAGTCTTCGCTCGGACATGAATACCGATTACCTCTTTATTCTTATTCGTAATATGCTGACCTGCTCCGAGCTTAATCCTCACCGATGAATGAAACGGAATTGCCTTCCCTCCCGGTGTCGTGGTTGGATCACCATACATAACGCCGATTTTAGTACGAGTTTGATTTAAACAAACCATCAGTACATTTTGGTTGGCAATAACCCCTGTAATTTTTCGCATACCTTTGGAGATTGCACGAGCTTGTAGACCTATCGAATTTTGTTCGTATGTTCCATCTAACTCTGCTTTGGGAGATGATGCTGCCACGGAATCCCAGATAATAGTGATCGGAACATCCTTGTTCATGGCCTTCGCTTTCAAGATTGTAGATTCAGCAATTGACAGTACTTCTTCTGTACAGTGTGTATCGACGTAAACGAATCTTTTCGTGATATCTACGCCGAGCAGCCCTAGATTTTCTACCGATGTTGCATTCTCAGTATCAATATAAACAATGATACCACCCATCTTTTGAGTTGATCTTGCAATTTGAATTGCGATATGTGATTTGCCAATTGATGGGGGACCGAATATCTCGATAATACGACCCTCAGGAAGACCCCCTTCACTTCTATTTGCGATGATATAGTCTAACTGCTTAGAGCCAGTTGATATCCACCTCTTAACATGCGTCGGAGATTCGTCAAATGCAAGATTATACGCTACTCTTGAACCATGCTCTTTGTTCAAGGACTTGATCAAATCACAAGTAAAATCATCCTGCTGTCTTTCTTTCTTTTTCGCCATATTCAAAACCTCGTGTTAGATTATAGCTCAAAATAAGCGACTGTTCAAAAGAAAAAGGGGCGAATTCTCGCCCCTTTAAAATCGATCATAAAGACCTAAGTTCTATTCATCTTCTAGATCAGCAAACGCATCGTCAAGACTCTTGAACTTTTGATCCATCGTCTGTGTAGTAGAATTACTAGAGCTAGAGCTACCATTAAAACCACGAGAAGATCCGGAAGCAGTATCGTCGTCTTCATCTGTATCGTCGTTCAACCAATCATTAATGATCTTGGCCAAAGCGTCATATGACTTAGCTTCGTACATATTCTCGAGATCAGGAATGCTATCTAGCCATTCCTTCATTTGAGACTTCTGAGGAGAAAGCGGGCTTTGCTTTCCTCGAGGTCGGACCTCTGTAGTCGCCCACATTCTGCCCGGTTGCTTAGTACACATGACCTTCACGTCGCGACCCTCAGTCGGATCGGTAATATCACCATAGTCTTCATCAAGCATGACGTTAAGCAGAGATTGATACACAGTCTTTCCAAAAGACCATACACGGACGCCCTTTTCTTCTTCACCCCGGACAATAACCGGAGCGTAGAACCGAGTCTTAGGATAAAGCTTCTTTGCAAGCTCATAAGACTCCTTGGTACCCTCATCACGAAGTTTCGTAATCAATTCCTGAATAGGATCAGGATTACCAAACTGATAGGGTGCAAGAAGCTC